CAGCGCGTCCTTCACAATTTCAGCCAGCGCAATGCGCTCAGCCAGCCCGACCGTGCCGCCGTTCACCAGCTTAGTTTCCCGCTGGACGTTTCCCAGCGCGGTGTCGGGGATATTCTTTTCCCAAAACGCAATGGCCGACAGCAGCGCATATTTTGGGTCCGTCATTAGGTCCGGGTTGCCGACCAGATCGGCACCGATTGTTTTGCCGACGGCGGCGTAATTGTCGCGCCCCGTGCATTGCAGTAGGCCGCGGCCTCGGTACTTCCAGCCGGCGCCGGGTTCCGTATTGCCGAGCCGGCCGCCGTAAACTTTATTCGCCAGCGCCTGCGGGTTGCGCGCGTATAGCTGCGCCCCGGCGTGCGTTGGGAAGCGCGCCGGCCAGATCGCCATCAGGCGCTCGGTGCTGTAATTCAGGTTTTCCTCGACCACTTCCAGCCGGGCCGATTCGTGCAGCACTTGGCTAAGAAACCCCTCGATGTCCGCGTCGCCCGCGCTGAATGTGCCGTCTTGGATGCATTCCACGAACACCGGTGCCCAGTGCAGCGCCGTGGAGTTGCGGACGCCGCAGGCGGTCAGGATGTTGACCCAATCGGGTGCGCTGCGGCTCATGTGCTTGTCGCCTTTTCGCTGCGGTAAATTTTTAGGAATGTGAACACGGCAAAAATTGCGGCGCCGTAGACGATCATTGTCAGCGGCGACCTACTGCCCGTGCATGTGGATAACTCTACAATTTGAAGGCATGACCCCATCGCCACCAGCGATAGCGCAACGCGCTGGCCCAGCGTGTCGTGGAAGTGATGGCTAAACACGCCCACCGTGCAGACCGTAGCCAAGGTCGCGAGCGGGATGATTTGGAGCAGCAACATCAGGGACATCAGGCCCCCCATTTCCTTTTGAGCCAATCGAGCGCTCCCTGCGCTATTTCTTTTGCATCCAGCAGCTGGAATGCCTCGTACAGCTTAGCGACCAGCGCCATGCCAAAAAGGCCAATCATAAAGCCAATCAACCCATCGATGTTCGGTATACCGACCCACTGCGTCGTCGGGTCCGTGCCGTAAAACGACAGCGCGGCGCCGCCCATACACATCAGTGCGCGCTCGGCGTAGGTGCCCTGCACGAACTTGAGCGAAACGACGGAGCCAGCCAGCCCTGCAAGTAATTTGGCAACGGAAAAGTCGGCAGTGGCTTCTGTCATGGCGAGATTCTACAAAACGCACGGCAAAGAAACACCCCCGCGGCTATTATTGTCTCATGATCATATCAGTCGAGACAGACATCGAGCGCGCCATTGGCCAGCTGCGCAGCATTACCGAAATGCAGCAGCTGAAATTCGCCATTGCCAAGGCGCTGACGCAGACCGCGTACGACGTGCAGAAGGAAGTGCGCGCGAACATGCCGGGCCGGTTCATACTGCGCCGGCAGTGGATCGTCCAAGGCATCCGCGTGGAGCGCGCCACCAAGGAAAATCTGACGGCCACGGTTTACACGAAAGACAAGTTCATGGCCCTGCAGGAAAGCGGCGGCCAGAAAAACGCGCTACGCAACTTCGTGGCCATCCCCACCAGCATGGTGAAGCGCACAAAAACCGACGTAATCGCAAAATCAGACCGCCCGAGCGCACTGGGCAGCAAGGCCGAGATTATCGACATGAACGGCCACAAGTGGCTGGCGCTGAAGAAAGCGCGCAAAGGCAGCAACGGCGTGCGCCTGAAATTGCTTTACCTGCTGGTGCCGCGCGCGCAGATGAAGGCCAAGCTGGGTCTTGAAAAGGACGGGACGCGGGTGGTGCGTGCGCGGTTTGCCATCAATCTGCGGGCTGCGCTTTTGCAGGCCGTGAACACGGCGCGCTAATTTGCGCGTCTATGCGCAGTGCTTGCCCGTGGGGTCGAAAACGTCCAGCAGGTTAGTGCAAACCGTGGCGGCCACGTCGTAGCGCCAGTCCGTGCTGTATGCCATGTGACGGGTCAGGCGCGTAGTAACAAGCAGCTCGCGCGGCCATTCGAGGAAAATTACCGACGCCAAAATGATATTGGCCACCACGTCCATGGCGATGCCGACCACGATCATGGGGCCGCACGCCCACTTCACAACGCCGTCTAGGCGCTTATCGAGGTGCGCCCGGTAGATGCCCATGACGGCGATGTAGGCCATCCAGAAGGCGTACAGGTAGGCGAAGGCGTAGGCTAGGATCATGGGCTATTCGTACAAAACGTTTACAGAACCAGCATCGAATGCATCCGTTCCACCTACGGTAGTCATACGCACGGTGTCCAATGCGCCTGCCAAGGTAACGCTGCCAGCACCGCTATTGACAACGGCAGTTTCACTGCGGGCAATGTTTTGTGTGAAAACCCATTGATTGGTGCCGCACTTGGTGAATACCGCTTGGCCATGAATAACGCAGCTTGCTGCACCCATTATCACACCAAATCCTGCTGTGAATGTTCCAGACACTAGCGATGGCCCTGCCACCAAGTTTTGCGCCGTGCTGAGGTATCCAGTGGTTTGAATGCCTGCGCTGCCAAGCTGGAAAAGTATGTGGTTGGTTCCGTTTGTGGACACACCAGCCAATGACATGGTGACCCGCTTTACCCACGAAGGGATGCCTGTAAAATCAATCACCGTGCCAGAGGTGCTATTCTGCGTATTCATCAGCGTCGGCATCTGGCTCACGGCAGCTTTATTGACCCCGGTAAGCACGCCCGTCGAATCAAACGTAACAGAATCCACCCCATTAATCTGGAGTGCCCCGGTTGTGGAGGTTGGGGATTTAACTGAAACGGTCATTTAGGAAACCCTCGCGATGGTAAACTGTACCCCATTCACATTGCCCCCTGTCGCAGTACCCTCGCCATGAGGACGAATCACGTCACCAGCGGCTAAGAATCCAGTCCAGCAGGCATTCCCCATGTAGGAAAGTGCCGCAATAGTGTTACAGATAAGAATCTCTGCTATTGGCAAAGAGTAAATTATGGTTGCCCCATTGGTGGTGTTAAGGGAAAGCCCAATAGTACCTGTTGCATTAAAGCAATCGGAGTAACTAATCGCATATACCCCGGCAACATTTATTGTGAAACTGGCCCCTGCCGAGGCACTATCCGCCGCCGTTATGTCTGTACCACGAACTACGCAGCCATTAGTACCGCTAGTAATATTGGAAAAGCGACGTACCTTTGTACTTGAGGACCCATACCCATTAGGGGTATTCACCCGAACCATACTCTGTGCTGTGGTTTTGGTAAGCTGAACATTCCCCGTAGCATCCACCGTCAGAATATCCTGTGTTGTTGCCCCGTTATTACCTCGGGCAATCTTCATTGTGCCATTAGCCGCTTGCGCGGTAATCATGAAGTTATTTGTATCTGTGGCGGAATCGCCAATCTGGATGTGTGATTTAGTTACGCCTGCCATGATTGCCCCTTATGCTGCGCGCGCCAGAAAACCCTGAAAAATGTTACCCGTTGGCCCGGCTGCAATATTTTGCGTCGTGCCCAGCAGCACCTGCAACGCAACGGTGTCGGCAGCGTTCAGGAAGATCAGCGCCGAAATTGCGTTCGCATTTGCCGTGCCCGTCATGTAGGCACCATAATAAAATGCCGCCCCGCTGTTCTTTGTGAAGCGCAGCTGCGTCGTCGACGGCGTGGTGGCACCAGCGGCCAGCCCGTTGAACTGGTAGTAACCGGCCACGGGCGCGGTGAACACGCCGGACGCGACCGCGTTCGCAGTGTCGTATTCCTCAACGTCGCACGCGAGCGTTACAAACGTTCCCGCTGTGATCGACTGCGTGCTGCGGTAAACGCTGAACACGGAGCCGGCCTGCGACTTCGCCTGCTGCGTACCGTCTGGAAATGTCAGCCCCGCTGAGCCGTCAACAGTCATGGTCATAAAAATCCTTTATAGAACCACCAACACCGCGCCGGTTGGCACGGTAACGGAAACGCCGGATGCAACTGTCATCGGCCCCGCCATTTGTGCCGATTTTACTTTCCCGCATGTGTGCGTGCCGGACTGGGTGCCAGTTGTATTGATCGAGGCACCGCCGGCCGTTGCGGAAACTTGAAAACTGCTGGTGGTCAGGCCGGTGGCGCTGACGTAATAAACGCCGCCTGTCGCTAGCCCAGTCGGCAGCGCCCCGGTGGTTTTTAACCGCACCGGCTGGCCGGCGACGTAGCTGTTTGCCTGCGTAATGACGCCCGGCGTTGCGATGCTGATCGTGCACGCCTGCAACGCGGCCTGCCCGACCTCGTAGTTTGTAGTGACCAGTG